TGATCTTGCTGCTTGAGGTCGGGCCAGTCTCCGCGAGCTCAAGAACCCCGCGGGTCGTGCCGAAGCGAATAGCCATCCGGGCGCCTTTCAGCGGCATCGAGGTCGCGGTGAGATCCTGATCATCATCGATCTCGCCGGCGAACACGCCCCGGTAGCTGGTTGTCACAAGTGCTTTCACGGTTTTGCTCCTTGGTTGGAAAGGGTTGTCAGCCGGTAGCTCCGGCAAGGGCGAGCATCGCGCAGACGCCGACCACCATCAGGAGGCAGGCCAGCCCCACAGTCAGACGCCGATCGCGCTCGAGCTGCGCTTGATAGGCGGCGCGGCGCTGCTCGGTTTCGGTGCGAAGCTGCGCCTCATCGAGGAAGGGCGGAGTGGTACGCATAGCCATCACTGGAACTCCCTGATCGTTTCGCGCCCGCGGGACGGGGCCGGGGTGCCGGTAGGCGGACGACGGACGAGCTGGGTGAACTCGGCCTCGGCCGCGGTCGCTTGGTCGGCGCGGGGGTTGAGCTTGCGGAACTGGTCGGCCTGGAAGAGCGACCCGGGCCAAGCCGCGAAGCGGAGCGTGAGCAGCTTGCCACCGGGGACGTCGGGATCATGGGTGACCCGGACGCTTATCACCCGCAAAACCTGACTATGGCGCGGGCCGGGGTGGACGGTGTCACCGGGCCGCAAGTGCCACTGACCCATGTGAAGGCACTCAGCCCAATCGCCGACCTGCCATCCTTCGGGGTCTGGCGATCCCTGAGCCTTTCCGAAGAAGCGGCTGAAAACCGGGATCATCACGCCATCCCCAGCGCGTTTTTGTAGGTTTCGAGGATCATGTCCTGTTCGGAGCGATCATCGGGCCGCATCTTCCGCAGCTTCACGATCTGGCGCATGATCTTGGGGTCGTAGCCGACCGCCTTTGCCTCCATGTAGACATCGCGGATATCGTCAGAAATGCCCTTCTCCTCTTCCTCGAGGCGCTCGATCCGTTCGAGCAACAGGCGCAGGCGATCATCGTTGGCTTTGGCCATGGTCATTCTCCGTGTGTGGGGACGGGCAGGGCGGGGCCGTGCCTATGCTGCAAGCGGTTGGCGCCGGGTGCGCTCGGCGCTGATGCAATCGTCGCAGACTGGCATGCCATTGCGGCCGATGATCCAGCCCGAAGGTGTCTGAGTGCTGGGGCTGGTGTGGGTTTTTCCGCAGCTACAGTCGTAAGTGTATTGCTGGCGCATGGGTCATTCTCCCTGTGCGGATCGCGGCCATCGGCGCGCGAATCCTAGGTTGGTCAGACGGGTTGTTCTGATGTCGAAGGCTCGGGCGCCTGGTCTTCACCCGGCTCGAACATGACGAGCTGATCGGGATCAGGCTCTGGGGATCGGGCGCCTGGCGGACCGGCCGGATAAATGTGACGAAGAAAGTGTGCCGGGGCCTGAGGAAGGTTGAGGTCCGGACGATCGATCGCGCTGGGGCTGATCGTGTAGACGAAACTCAGCTGCATCTTGAAGGTGTGGCCGCAGGTGACGTTGAGGCAGTGGCAATTCAGGCTCTTCACCAGCTCTGTTTCCTGCTCGCTGTCGCGGATCCCGGCATCGTGATTGCAGACCGGGCAAATGATGGTGCCGCGGCGCATGCGCGTAGTGAGCGCGCCTTTGCGGTGGACCGAGGCTTGCGAGTTCATGGCCTGCTGCCTCCCGATTGTGCCCGGGCCTGCAGCGCCGCCTCAATCTCGGCGACGATCACCGACAGGCGGTGCGCAGCCACCACCCGCTTCGCTGCCTCTGCCGACGAGACATCGTGATCATCCGCCAGATCATCGGCGATGCCGGCGATAAGCTTTGACGCCTCGGTCGAGAGGCGCGCGATGTAGCGGTTCCACTCCCCTTCCCCGACCGCCACCGTGGGCAGCGGGACAAGGACATATCCAGCGCGGCGCGCAAGGTGCCGGGTCATAACCGGATGGTTGGGCTTGCCATGAGTGACAGCTTCAAGGGCCTCGATCACGCGGACCGGCATCGAGTCCTTTTCGCTCTTCGAAGTGTAGCGCTGCAGCTGGCTGGTCGAGATGCCGGTTTCCTCGGCGCAGGCTTCCAGCCCGCCTGCGGATTCGATCAGCTCGCGCGCCCGCTCGGCTTGGCGCTGTTCGGTGACGGGCAATGTCATTGCGCACCCCCGATCAGCCGGGGGGCAGCTGAGCGGAACTTGCCCGCTGACAGCACCAGCGCGGGAATGGGAAAAGAGGCGGACGCAAAGGGAACTGGACGCACAGGAGTTTCACCTCGTGCGCCCGCCTCAGTGGTACCAGCCTGACACGGGATCAGAGTAGGCTGGCAACGGGGATGGTGAAGGCCGAACATCACGCACGCATCCGGGCGCGCTGATCGACGCCGTGGAGCCGCGCATCGGGCGCAGGCGGATAGTTGCGGGGGTAGATATCGGGGCGAAGGTCGTGGCGAGAGACACTGGTGACGCGCTCAGCGTGAAGCACGTGTTCCGCAGGCAGCTGGCGCGACTGGTTGAGCCAGCGCCACACCGTGGGTTGGGAGACGCCAAACGACTCCCCCATTTCGGCCTCAGTGCGGAAGAACGCGCGTACCTGAAGGAGGGCTTCGTACCGAGTCATATTACCGAACGCGCCGTGTCGAGCTGAAATTACCGGAGGTGATGATCAGTCTCATGTGCGGTGCTCCTTGGAAGGATCGGCTCGATGAGGCTGGATTATTCTAATAAGAATACGACTGTCAAGTGCATATCGAAGGTATCCGATTATTCAATTCGGAATAATACTGAACGTATGCGTACCGGAGACAGAATCGCGGAGCGACGAGAGGGCCTAGGCTTGACCCAGACCAAGCTGGCAAAGCTTGCTGGCGTGTCGCAGGCGACAATCGGGAAGCTCGAGTCGGGGGTTAGCTCAGGGTCATCGCACCTTCACCGGATTGCCCGGGCACTGAAGACTACCCCTGACTACCTGACCGGTGACACCAATGATCCGGAAGCGGACTATGTCCCGGTGCCATCCACCGACGTCGTAGCCAAGGATCTTGGCCTGGTGCCGGTGCGCGAGATCGATCTGACGCTGGGGCTGGGTGCTACGTTTCTCGATGTCCCGGTGACCGAGACGATCCACCATTTTCCGCGCGAATGGCTGCGGCTCTATACCAAGTCACCGGCGGAACATCTGCTGTTCGCCCAGGGCGTGGGCGATTCAATGGAGCCGACGATCCGCGATTTCGATCTGCTGCTGATCGACTGCGCCCAGCGCACGCTGAACATGAGTGATAAAATCTGGGCCATCGCTTACGGTGACTGCGGCGCAGTGAAGCGCCTGCGGCCTCTGCCCGACGGAAGCGTGTCCATATTGTCCGACAATCCGAACGTGCCCGAAGCCACCGCCTACGACGGTGAGATGCACCTGCTCGGTCGAGTGGTGGCGGTGGTCAGGAAGATGTGAGGGGCCGGTTATGCGTGGGGCTTTTCTGTGTTTCTTGGGTTTTTCGCTGCTTGCTTGTGGCGGTGAGTTTTCTGAACTTCCAGAACACACCTATCGAGCAACAGAGATTGTCGATGGGACAAGAGTAGAAGTCTTAGTGATCGCAGAGATTACTAAAGATCAGTGCATTGCACTTATAAAATCGTATCGCGCTTATGCTGGGCCGAACGGTCATGTCAGCGTACACAAGTTCAATCAAGGATTTGGGCGAACCTCCCCGTGGTGCTTTGAAAACTTCGACGGCAAGGGCGTTCGTTTTAATGATATTGGTTTTTAACCAATGGTTTAGATTTTCCAGAGGGGAGTGCAAAAATGGTGGACGAAGCAGCGGGCAAGTCGAAGATGGGCTGCCTTAAAATTGCGATGATCGGTGGCGGCGTTGTGGTGGCGCTTATGGTTGTAGGCGCCATGGTCGGTGGCGGCGGAGAAGGGGGCACCAGCACGGCCCAAAGCGCGGCAGATCCCGCTACGCCCGCGATCGAAGTCACATCGGTCGACCTAGCCAAAGCGTTTGAGGCCAACGAGGTCGCTGCAAAGCAGACCTATGGCGCATCACCGCTGATCGTTTCCGGTACCGTGGTAGGGATCACCCTTGACTTCATGGACAAGCCGGTCGTCCAACTTCCCGGCGTGAATGAGTTTATGCCGGTGCAGGCGAGCTTCGAAGGAGATGCCACCGCAGCCACGGCGCAATTGAGCAAGGGTCAGAAAATCGTTCTGCGCTGCGAAGAGCTGACCGAGGTGGTTGGCGCGCCCATGCTCAGCGGGTGCACGATCCAGTAGCAGGGCCTACGCCAAACTCACCAGCTTGACCCGGCTGCCCAGTCCGCCGCCGGCGTCGAGCTGGTGCTCCACCGAGTCCACCAGCCAGCGGATCCCGTCGATCTCGGGATCCCAGCCTTGCAGCGTCACGGGCACGTTGGGTTCGATCGCCGGATCGCCGAGCGCCATCTCGTAATCAAACTCGTATTGCCCGCGCGCGGCGCGGCGGGCTTCGGCGGCAGCGGCGGTGCGGGCCTCGGCCTCGCTGGCGAACCGGCGCTTGATCCGCTTGGGGTTGCTCGCCTTTCCCTCTCTTACCGTCTTGCGGCGGGCTTCAGCGCGATCCTGCCACTGTGCTTCGGCACCATCGTGCTCCTCACGATCAGCGATCCGGAAGCTCCAGCGGCTACCATCGCGGCGGCGCAATACCAATGCACCGAAGGCCTCATTACCGACGTTCTCGCTGGCGCCCACGCGGAGGAACAGCAGCACCTTGTCCTTCACCGTGGCGATTGCATCGTAGCGCGCGCCCAGATCGCGCAGGAAAGCGGCATCGCTTTTGGCGTCCTGCTCGATCAGGGGAACCGGAAGACTGGCAAGATCGGATTGCACCCGGGCGGTGTAGCCATTGTCTGACGCGATCTGCCCCAGCACTGAGCCGAGGGTTGTGTCCTTCCAGCTGCGATCCTGCCGGCGCCGGAACCCACCGGTCAGGTCGGCCGATCGCGCGCTGATACGCAGGGTATCGGGCGGGCCGGACTTCTCAACTTGGTCGACCAGGAACCGGCCCTTCTCCACCATGCCGATCGTGACCTCGGGCCCAGCGACCCAGCCCAGTGCCAGCCTCGCATCGACCCCGCGCTTGATCGTGGGCAGCAGGCCATCGTGGTTCGACAAGGTAATCTCGAGCTTGTCGGCTTCCTCGCCCAGCTTCTCGGAGAAGCTCAGGCTCATCAGGCGGGGGACCAGTTCTTTGGCGTAATCGATCCCGTCGATTTCCAGCATGAAGCTGGCGGTGTTGTACCTCATGGCACGGGCAGCTCCCGTTCGACCCGCTTCAGATCGACCGCAAAATCAAGCACGCGTGGCCGACCGCCAGCGATGATGTGCCGCCAGCGTTCGTCGACGTTGAGGATCACGAAGTAACCCAGCTCCTCGCCATTGCCGAGAATCACCGGCCATGCCTCACCCGATGCGGCCATCTCGCGCAGCCGCTCAATATCGGAATAGCTGCCGGCAATCTCGGGCACGAGCACGCCGTTGAGGGTCAACTTCTCTTCACCCGGGCCAAGGAACTGCGCAGCGGCGCGGGCGCCATAGCGTTCGTTCTCGCCCCAACGCCACGACGCGCGCCGCTCGAGCTCGTTGTAGGCAAGGCGCGGGATCCCGAACACGAACATGCCGATCGCAAGCAGGTGTTCATTCATCGCGGTAGGCTCCGAGGCGGCTGCTGTTGGTGCGGCGATCGATAAGGTCGGCAACCCGGCGGGCGAGCTGCTCGCCATCCTCGCCAGGCCGCTGCTGGATGGTGATGTTGATCGTGGTGGCACTGGCGGGCGCACCAGAGCTGCGCATCGCTGGAGCTCCACCCTGATCCCGGATTGCCCCCGGCGCGCGCGCTGGTGCGAACTGCGGCGCTGGTGGGATCGCAGGTGGTTCGATGATCGCCGCCATGCGCATGGCATCGAGCTCGGGCATCGGAGGCAGCGACGGGGCCGAGATCTCGGACATGATGCTGAGCGCATCGAGAGCAGGCATCGGCGGCGGCAACGGTGCAGCGATCGAGGACATCGCACTCAGTGCATCCAGCGCAGGCATGGGCGGCAGCTGCGGGGCGGCGATTTCAACGGGCACCCGGAGCGCGTCGAATGCTGGCATGGGCGGCTGCGCTGGGGCGGCGATCGAGGACATCGCGCTCAGTGCATCCAGCGCAGGCATGGGCGGCAGCTGCGGCGCGGCGATTTCTAACGGCAACCTGAGCGCATCGACTGCTGGCATCGGTGCCAGTAACGGCGCTGCGATCACTTGTGCAGCTATATCCGGCGCGCCCAGATCAGCCATTGCAGGAGCGGGCACGGTCACCATCATCGCTGCGGCCGATGCCACCGCGATTCGGCGCGCTGCGCCCACTGCATTGGGCGCGGTGCGATCAAGCCCGATCGCCAGCCCTTCAGTCATATATCCACCCATCTCGGCCAAGAGTCGCGAAGGGCTCTTGATCCCGAAGAAGTTCTTGAAGGCGGCAATCCCGCTCCTCGCAATGCTGAGAAGTTTGTTCGTCAGCGCTGTCGGGCTCAGGCCATTGACAAGCCCAGCTATGATCTGGCTGCCGAGCGCCATCATCTTTCCGGGAAGTTCCTGAATGAAGGTGAGCCCTTCGTTGAACTTGGCCTTGATCCATTGCCAAGCTTGACCAACCATCCCAACGCCCGTCTGGAACGCCGACTGAATATTGGTCCACGCCGCCGAGATCCATGCCCCGGCGGATGCAAAGAGGCCTGAGATCATCGCCCAACCGTCTGCAAGCCAGGCCTTGAACTCCTCCCACTTCTGCCCGATCAAATCGATCGCGGCCCAGAAGGCAGCCTTGATCGTGTCCCAGTGGGTGTAGATCAGGTATCCGGCTATCGCGAGCACCGCCACGATGGCCATGATCGCGAGCACCATTGGATTGGCGAGCATCATCAAGCCCGCTCTCATCACGCCCTTCGCCATAAAGAGCGCGGCGGTGCGCAGTAGGGTGAGCAGCTGGGGAAGCCGACCAATCAGCCCCGGTAACTTGATCAGCCCATTGACCAGAATGCCGAACACTCGGCTTCGAGCGATCACTCCGAACAACCCAGAGAACAGGCCGATGAGACCCGAAATAAGCGGCCACAGAACTCCGATCGTGGTGATCAGGCCGCCGATCACCATCAGCACTGGCCCAAGCGCAGCGGCGAGCGCAATGCCGTAGACGACCGCCTTCTGCATGCCGGGCGACATGTTGTTGAACCCGTCCGCCAACTGGACCGCAAGACCGAGTATCCGCTCAAGCGCTGGCAAGATGATCGGCGCAGCGTTGATCAGCATCTTCTCAATCTTGTTCCGCATCTGCTGCATTTTGGCGGCTTGGGTTTCAGCCTGTTTGGCGAAGGCATCGTCGACCGCGTTCGCCCCATTACGCATATCGCCCAGCGCGGCGTTGAACGCGGCAGCCTGTGGCCCGGTCAGTGACATAACCGAATTGAAGGCCTCAATCGAACCGAACAGTTCCAAAATTGCCGCATCGTTCCCGCCCACCTCTTCGCGGATACGACGGAACGCGCCCACCATGCCGCCAGACTTATTGATCAAATCCTTGAAGTCTCTAGCTCCGAGCGCCTGGAATACGGCACGGCTGCCTTTGGTTTCCCGCGTAAGCCCAGCAATGGCAGCGCGGATCTGAGTATGTGCTTGGGAGGCGGGCGCACCAACGGTGGTTAGTGCCGACACGGCCGCAAGATATTCGTCCAGCTCAATGCCCGCATTTGCGACCGTACCTGCCACGGCGCCGAAGCCTTGAGCGAGTTGACTGATGGTGGTCTTGCCGTATTTGACCGACTTAAATAGCAGATCCACCGCACGCGTTTGCTCCGCACCTTCAAGTCCAAAGGCGTTGATGGATGAGGTGAGAAGATCGACCGCCTCTTTGGGGCTGCCCAAACCTGCCACCGCAAGCCGAGCCGAACCTTCGAGCACCTTCATCGCATCACTGGAAGCAATGCCTGCTGACCGCACATCGTACAGAGCGCTGGTGAGATCAGCCAATGGGACGGGCACCCGCTCCGACATGGCCAATACGCTGTTGGACATGGCGTCCATGCTTTCAGTGGTCACATCGATCAACGTCGAGACGTTGGTCATTGCCGCCTGAAATTCGTTTGATGCGGCAATTGCGCCGGCACCGAGGCCCAGCGCCGGAGCCGTAACATAGAGCGACGCGGTTTGCCCCGCGCCGCTGATTCGCCCGCCGAGCGCCTGCATGTTCCGGCTTTGCTCGCGAATCCGATTGAGGCGGTCCATCTCGCGCCGCTGCTCTTCGGCTTCGCGCGTGGTCCGCTCCATCTCTTGGCGCAGGCGGCGCTCAGCTTCGGCGAGATTATCGCCCGATAGACCCGCCGCCTTCAGCCGGTCGCGCAGCTGCTCCAGCTTTTGGGTTTGCTCGCTGTGGGTATTCTTCAGCTGCTCGGCCTCACGCTGAGCACGTTCGAACTCGCGGGTCATCGCCCGGGTCGGTTGTGCGACGTCACGCATCGACCGCCCAAGCGCCTCGAGCCGGGCCTCGGCCTCGCGCAGCTTCTGACCGGTTTCGGTAAGGGTGGACTGCTGCCGCCGGAACGCTTCCACGTTGCCGGCGGCGCGTTGCAGCTCGCGCATCTCGCGGCGGTTCTGCGCCATGGCCTGGCGCATCTGCTGGCTGGCGCGATCGATCTGCTTCATCGGACCGGACAACTTGTCCAGTGCGTCAAAGACCACCTTCAGCTTCAGCTCGCGATCCACCTTAAGTCTCCTTCTTGGCGTTGACCGCGTTCCAGGTGGCGATTGCGCGCTCCTGCCAGTCGAGCAGTTCGCCCAAGGGCATCGCGTCCATCACCGCTGGCGACCAGTGGAAGACGAACGCGATGTTGGCCATGACCTCCTCTACGAAGCGAGGGAGTCCGGCTTCATCCCCTTGGGCAGCAAAAAACCAGCGACCTCAGTGGCGAGCTGGAACATGTCCGAGGGGTCGAGCTGGTGAACCTCGGCCTCAATCAGGCGGGGGTTGGTGATGCGCGGCAGCAACTTGGCGAGGGCATCGATCTCGAGCTTCACCAGGTCGACCATCGACAGCCCGCGCAGTTCGCCCGAACTGGGCTTGCGCAGTTCGATGATGCCGATGGTCTGCTCTCCGCGCTTCAACGGCGTATCGAGCGTGACAACGGCGAATGCGCCGGGCTTGGCGGTTTCGGCGACTTGAGGTTCTTCGGTCTTCGCGGTGCTCATGGTTCTATCCTACGCGGTGGTGCTGGTGGGCTGCCCCCCTGGCGGGTTTACGTCGCCAGCGAGGCCCCAGCCGGGCAAGGCACCGCGTGAACCTGCCCGGCGAAGCTGGTGAGGGGTTACGCCCCGATGATGCCGCCGATACCGTTCAGCGCGCCGGAGATGCCGAAGGCATTCCCGATCCCGCCGATGCCGCCA